TCGTAGAAGTGATTTCGACCCATTGGTGTGCCGATAAACATGGCACGACCCTTCAAGTCGGCTAGCGCAGGACGTAAGATTTGTTCCCACACTTCTGGTTTCATGTCAGCGTACTCGTCCATGACCAAGAACTTTAGGCTAACACCTCGCATTGTCTCAGGGCGGTCAGCACCCTTTAGAGAAATCGTCGCACCATTGATAAGTTTAATCTGCAAATTGTTAATATGACTCCCTGTAATGACAGGGTGACCAACTTCCAGAATAGTTTGCCACATGATGTCACGAGCCTGACCTTGTGTTGGAGCGACATAGAATACGTGACCTCTCTCGCTTTGCAGCGCTTCAATGATTAGACGGTAAGCAGCCAAACGACTCTTACCTGTCCGGCGACCTGCCGCAACGATGTGGAACCGAGTCTCGTCAGCCCACACCTTTTTCTGCCACGGCAACAACTCAATCTTTAGATCACTCAATGCCTTTTAGGTAAACGGTCTTTTTACCTTCCTTAACAGCACGTAGCACCTGACTATTATTCTCACCCTCTTCAAAGGAGCAGTGTACCCAACCACTGTTAGGGACGCCTTCTTCGTAGAATTCAAGGATGAGCTGTTTGAAAATTAGATTATCAATAATCCACTTAGCTAGTTCTTTATTATCGAGACCAGCCACTTCAAAATCGGCTGCCAGCCCCTTACAGTGATCGCTGGTAGTAGAACCGCCAATAGCTTTGTTTAGCTCTGGCGAGCGATAACCACTTGTAATGGTGACAGCGCCGTGAGAGTCACGCACCTTTTGCAGAACCATGTTGCACAGGGTTGTCAGGTTGTTAATAACCTCTTCGCTCGCGGTATTATCAATATCCTTGCGGATCGCCGTTTCGCTTTTAGTTAACTCTTGGAGGCTAAAATTGCGTGATAGTTTCATTTGGTAAGTCCTTTAAGTTGTTCTTCTTTGTCAGCCTGACCTGAACTACTGCCGAAATAGTAGGAGAGGATTTGGGTAACAGCGGCTGAGAGAACGCCTAAGATATAGATGAGAATGTCTTTTGCCTCTGGTTTGACATCAATAAAGATGAGAACACCAAACAGGGCAAAGGAGAGGATAACAGAACCTAGTGCCAAAACAGGGGTCACTAGCTTGTTTAGGAGGGGTGCAGATTCGCTGGTAGCAATCTGTAACTCACGGTTTCGGGCATCTGATCTGTCCTTAACCTCGTTTGCTATTTTTGTTAACTCGCCTTCTTGCGCCATCTTAGCTAACTCTAATTGCGCTTTGGCTGCTGCCTCTGGGTCAGGGATAAGTTTGTCAATTAACTTACCGCCGATATTTAAAATTGAATCAAGACCGATCATCTACGTCCTCCACATCTATAATTTCGTTATCAATTGAAACCGTCTCGCCAACACCACTGATAACAATGTTGACTGATGGTCTACTACCACCTGCTTTGTCTTTCTCGAAGTAGGACATGGGTAACATACGGTCAACCAACAGCTTCCATGCTGCTGCCTGATTCTTATGCTCATCGTCAAGGGCTGCGTCTAAGATTGAGTCTAACACCTTGCGACTTTTGGGCGATGCCATCAACCGAGCCTTAAACTCCTCAATTGCTGATGCATCTCCTTTGGGTCTACCTACTGGACGTTTCTTTGCTTCTGCGAGTGCAGACTTTGTAGGTCTACCTTTTTTCTTTGGGGCTGGATTGTCCATTACTGGTTCCTCTATGTAGTCTAACGAGACTATATATCTAAATACTGTTTAGTGTTATTTAGTTTATATAGCTATGAACCATGAGGGAGTAGGTTAACCTATTCTTAGTTCCCATCCCGTCATACTCTATATAGTGCATATTATAGCATACTTTTTCAATTTTGTCAAGTCTTTTTTGCAGTTTTTTTTCTCTTTAGCTGTTCAGTCGCGATTGGCTCCTTAACCTTCTTACTATGGGAGGCTTTGCTGCTATATAGGGAAGTACTTCGACATCGACTGCTTCTTTGGTTTCCTTTTCTGGTTAGCTCTCACCAGTTATCCTCCAATGACAAAAGTGCTTAAAAATTAAGCAGTTAAGGCTTGTTAGCTATATAGGATATGTCCCCTATTTATTTCTAATTTACCTCTTTTTTGTATCTGGGAGGGTGCTATAAAGAAACGAAGTTGATAAAGCCCTCCCCCGCCCCCTCAGCGGAGTTGGAACTGAATCGTCATGATCGAGTCTTGTATAAGACATAAGACAAGTCTTCTATAAGACCTAAGACAACTCTTATATAAGACATAAGACAGGTCTTCTATAAGACATAAGATAGATGACTAGTCTTGTATAAGACATAAGAGTGAGGGGCTGTGTGGGTGCCTACATAGCATATTCCAGCCTGACAATCTGTCACCTACACGACACGATACAGACTACAAAGTTATCCACAGCCATGTGCATAAACATTTCACATTATGAGATATCCACTGAAACGCGGGATAACTTTTTCTAAGGGGTAGGGTAGGGCAAGGGGTTAAAACGGCGTGGTGAGCGTTCTGGTGCGTTCTAGGGGCATTGTGACAGCGCTACCCAGAGCACTACAAAAAAGCAACGATTAGGGAAACTACCAATAAAAAAAGTAGGGTTGTGGTGTCGAAACAACGAAAAGTTATGCATAATAGATACCAAGGCAGACGACAGCAGTCTCTGACTTACCAAGTAGGTAACGCCCTACAAACCCTAGTAAAGGGCGGCAGTAGCCCCCGAAAACGCTAGACGATCATAAACAAGTCATTCGGTAAGGCGCTCTGGAATAAGGCGCTGAACTACAAAGCAAACGAACCTTGGTGTTCTAGGCGGCATCGTGTAACAGGTTACTAGGTAACAATCGCGAGCAAGACGGGTAAACAAGGGGATGCAAAGTAGGACGGCGAGATAAGGCAAAGCGTAAACCCGAATGACATAGGGCAACCCTGTAACGCCGGTACCGCTGAAAGGGGCTACGATCTATCCTAGTTAACGATCAAAGCCTACGCGATCCGATGTCATGGGGTTGTCTCTGGTATGTATTCAAGACAGTGCATAGCAGTGACAATCACACACAAAGGGGAAATCATGGACTACGAAAAAGCTAAAACCTACGCGACTCAAAAGGGTGAAACAAACGATTGCTCTGTCAAGGCAGTGTCAATCGCGTGTGACGTTCCATACCATGTCGCGCATAAGGCGCTGGCGTTGCAAGGTCGAAACAATCGGCGCGGCGCTTATGAAGGTCAAATTCACCGAGCGATCCAATCGTTGGGTTTTGACGTTCGGATGGTTCTTACCACAGCGGCTTCATGCGCGACAATAGCGCGTGACGTTAAAGTACAAAAAGGGTTTTTCATTGCCTACGTACCACGCCACATTCTGGCAATCGTTGACGGCAAGATTGAAGACTGGACAGCGACAAATTGCCGCCGCCGTATTCAAAGTGTGTATCGCGTTGTTCCTACTGTTAGCCGTAAGGAGCGCGCCGAGCGCAAAGCGAAGGTAATGCAAGCATAAGATTGACAAGCGAAGCCCCTATAATGGGGGTTTCACTGGTCTATTTTGACCGATAACTGAGGGTTTATCATGCTTTCCATTCATACAAAATTTGTACCAGCAACATCACAGAGAGGCGCTCGCATCAAGGCTTACAGCTACGACAAGCGGCAAGTTATCATCCCCATTGATTACAGCTTGGGCGATGTTGAGCGTCACCACAGAGCCGTGAAAGCGTTCATTGAGCGCCATCTGTCTTTACCAGATGATTTCAACGGCTCTCAAATGGTATATGGCTCAGGTCACGACAATAAGGGCTACGTTTTCTGTTTTCCACAATCTACAATCGAGGGATGAAACAATGAAACAATTTTTAATCGAAGGCGCGTTTTACGCTGGTTTGGTGTTCGCTGGCACGGTTCTGCTAGCGGCTTATTTTGACGTTCTTTTTCTGTAAGGGGAAATCATGGCATACATCAAGCGATATGAGATTAATTGTGGACGTTCCACGCCATTAATTGAATGGCACGTTATGGTGGACGGTAAGTTAATCAGGGAGTGCCGTACTAAGCGCGAGGCTCTGGAATGGCTGGAAGTTTACAACTAAGGGGAAACCATGTTCAAATTGACCAAAGTAAAAACCACTAACTGGCTGGGTAACGGATTCGGGTACGATTCTGCCTGCTGGGTCGTGAGGGATTACCCCCACATCACCGTCATGCAACTGGGTTCAGGCGGCTGGTGGCGCGCCCACGATACCAAAGCAAAACGCACATATGTTCGCTACGGTACGAGTCGTAAAGACTGCACCGAGCAGCTATGGGCAATCCGCGAGCTATTTATAAAAAACGTTTACAATTAAGGGGTTTACCATGCAAACAGCACATTTACATTTAATCAAATTCGCCTTGAATCAAGGTCACGTTGTCTCGGTTTACGATGGCGAAGAATGGGCGGTAAAAAAGTCAAGCTCATACAAGGCGATTAAAGACGCCGTAGACAGCGTAGAGGAATCAGAGCTAGTTATACGCACCAAAGAAGGGGAAAAGCTCGGCTGGGCGCACATAATTGACCAGGGGACGCCTGACGAAACCGTGAGCAACTATACAACGACGCCGTTCATGGAAGAATGGGACGAGCTTTATAATCAACACTGCGAGGGGGTTTAATCATGTTAAATTTTGACAATATTTATTTGGGGCAACGAGTCAAAACAGGACAACAAGCGAACGCTCAACGATTCATCGTCAAACGCATTGACAGCGAACAGCGCATGGTTTATATTGTCGCCGACGCCGTGGAATCGTGGGGTCAATGGGTGAGTGGTGAAACATTATTTCAAGGGGTTTAAAATGACTGGGTTTCGAGCAACTAAAATCGAGCAGGCGCGTGAGGCGCTGGACAAGTCTGTCGCCATCATTAAAGAGCTTATTATGGCTGACGCGCTGGTGACTGACGTACAGAAGG